TCCTGGGCTTCTTCTGTTATGAATGTTTTAAAGCTGATCATATTCTTTTTCCTGCGATATCATTACCAGATCTTCTTACTGGTACAACTGGTGGGGTTGCTGGCTGAGGTGCTGGTTCTTGTGGTCTTAAAGATGTAGTATCAATAGATGCTTTACCACGAACTGGTTTAACAGCAATATTTTGAGCAAACTGTTTTCTATCTTCTGGTTTCATAAGATCTACTGAAGAAGGAGACAAAGAAGGTTTATGTGGTCTAAAAGAAGCTTGAACTCCACCACCTTTTCTTTCTCTACCTACGGTAAATCTACCAGTCATACCTGAAATAGTTGGTAATTGTGTGTTATGAATATCTTGATCGTTACTATCACCAACTCTATACGTGCCATGACTGTGTACGTGTAGAATATGCGCTCCGTGGTCTCTAAAATATGCTTGCGCAGGAGAATCATCAGTAGTATCGCTTGTAACATTAGGTAAATGTCTATCGCCAGGTGCACCCCAAGTATCATTCAAATGCTGTAGGAGTGGTTTTGGTTTACCGTTAACATTAACTGTAGCGTTTTCAATTGCTTCTGCAAATTTTGGTTTCTTTGCTCTATTCTTATCTGTAATGTGCCAACCTTTTTCATCATTATGAGATAAAAACGCAGAACCAAATTTAGCACCCAAATGAATTTTAGATTCACCACCGATTTCAGAATTTAAATCTGGTCTTTCTTCGCCATGAATTTCTTCACCAGAAGGTTTCTTAATATGAAAATCGTGTCCACCTGTAGAGCCTGCAGTTGCTGTATCTGCTCTCATCATTCCTTCTTGTTTTAAAACATCAGCAAGAGCATTTTCTTTATTAAATCCAGCTTCGCCTCTTCTTTTTACTAATTCTTGAGGTTTCTTTAATTTACTATTAGGAACCAACACATCTTTACCTTCATGTGTAACTTTTGTATAATGTTTACCATTTATTACATGCTGTCCAACAGGTTTAATTGTAGTACCAGCAGGAATACCTTCGTGGTCTTTACCAAGTTCTAACCCAGCTCCATTAGAACCAAGAAAAGGTCTGACATAATTAAGTGAGTGTCTAGTTCCCTTAGAACCACCAGCGGACATAAATTCAGAAGGAGCTTCTGACAAAAAACTTTTAAAATTTAATATCATTTTTTAGGTTCCTTAACGGGTTTTGGTAATTCTGAAGTAGTAGTTATATTAACATTACCCGTTTCTGGATCATGCTGAACATGATGAGCATGAAATGCAACTTCAGGGTGTTTACTGTGTAGTTTTAAAAACTCTTCTAAATTATCAGGATGATCATCATATAAGTGTACTGCCTTATAGCCATTTTGTTGAATTAAATCATTCATAACAAGTGCTTTAGTTTTTGATGATTTGCCTTTAAGATTACCAGCTCTTCTTACATGAACTTCGCTGGTATCAATACCAAACTTTTTCATAGCATGAGCGAACTTATCTTTATCATCCATATCTGAACGTGCAGTCAGTATCTCAACGTTCTTATTGTTCTTATGTATTGCTCTTAACTTCGCAATCATCTTGTGAATAGGTTTGGCTGATTGATTAAACACATCAGAACTTCTAAACTCACCAAAATCATAACTGTGCTTTGGTGGTAATTGGTGTGAATTAAATTCCATGTTAGTTAAACTCTGAACTCTATTGCCGTTTTCATCATTAACGTGCACTCTAAGTTTATTATGATCATGGTCAAACAATGTTTGATCCATGTCAAATGAGTGCAATGTATTAGAATGCGGGTCTTTCTTTTCGACAATAAATTCTTTGAAGTTAATCATTAGTCATTCCTTTGAATTTCAATTATTTATATATTGTCAAAATAAAAAAGGCAAGCCCTTTCAGGCTTGCCTTACGCTGAAATATGGTTGAGCGGAACCCCACCGTATGCTCTCAACTATTCCATGTCTCCTAGACTCTTGCCTCTGAACGACTAAGCGTTCATACATATTTCAGTAGCGTGGTTTATTTATACATAATTTTGATTAATTTTGAAGGTCTTGAGAAAAAAAGTTGGTGTCCAACCATCAAAACCACCACCAAGGTTTAAACGACGCATGAAAACTCTAGCATCTTTTTCATTAGTCGTATAAACAATTTGTCCAGTAGCAGTTTCAAGAATATTAGTCGGTTGACCCTGCTTAATGATAAGCTTATAATTCATTTGAACCCCTCAAACATTGACTTGTTAAACTTGTTCTTTGGTTTACTACGCTCGTTATCTTCATTACCAAACTTAGTATTATCCATTACTGGTCCACCAAGCAAATCCTCCTGTGCTGAACTCTCTACATCATAGAGACGCATTTTGCTACGATCAACCCCAACGATAAACCGAGAATTAAGATTGGGATCGCCGTATCTATTCTTAAGCTGTTTAACCACAATCTGATTGAGGTCTGCCAGCTCCTCGGACTGCTTAATGAGTGCAAACATAAAATCAGCTGTGGCTGGGAGTCCAAAGGATTCTGATGTATCTTCCAGTCCCACGTCGCTGTTCGAATATCCGCTTCGAGTTGTCTGAGTTGCGGAGATGATAGGTACATTGAATTCAACTGCCAGCCCCCGAAGCTCTTCTGCGATTGCTTTGATAAGGGTATAAGAATTGACGTTGGCTCCATGTTTAATCCTCGATGACATACAGATATTCAGGTAATCGATGTAGATAACATCGGGCATAAAGTTCTTCTTGATCTTCAACTCATTCAATAGATGACGAAAGTTGGCGCTACCAGCACAGGCTGTAGGATATTCTTTAACAATTAACTTATGATTGGTTTTGCCTCTAACACGTGCAATCTTCTTATCGTATACATCTTTAGATAACACCTTGAGATCATCAAGAGTCACGTCAAGAAGATTAGCATCGATACGCTCGGCAATACGCTCTTCTGCCATTTCAAGAGTGATATACAATACATTATATCCCTTGATCAGATTAGCAGCGGCACAATGACACATGAACAGTGACTTACCGACACCAGTACCTGCCAAAGCAATGTTTAGCGTTTTCTTAGGCAACCCACCTTGCGTAATCTTGTTGAAGAAATCGATGTCGAAGGGGATTCTTTCTTCTTTCCTGTGGTAGAAGTCATAGCGTGTATCCGCATCTTCAAGGAAGTCATGACCAATGTGTGTGTCAAACGATACAGCAAGTGCATCGGAGAGTATCTGAGGTATCGCCCCCTTTGAGGTTTTCCCAGAGCTGTCATCAAGAATCCCGATTGACGCCATGATCGCATTATAGATTGCTTTGTCCTGACAGAACTTTTCTGTTTGGTCCAACAGCCAATCGACTTGGGTTTCTTTGTCTTCTTTAAACGCACCAATCAATTCCTTAGATTGTTTAAAAGTATCTTCGCCGATGCCATCTTTGTTCGACAAATCAATAGCCAAAGCTTCCTTAGAAGGAAACGCATTATACTTATTTACGTATTCGGTGATGAGTTTGAAGATAATTCTATCTTGTTGATCTTTAAAGTAATCGTCCTTGAGGAACGGAATAACCTTGCGCCCATATTCTTCATTGAAGACCAAATGATTAAGAATCGTAGTTTCAATCGCCATTTCCAGTCATCTCCCGATACATTGCGTGCATATATTTCTTCCGACTCGACCATTGTTGCTTTCAATGGTCGAGTGCTATAATCGTATTTGATAGAGCTAGGCTGTTTGCTGTACATTCAAAATACCTAATGTAAAATTCTCAGCTGCGTCTTCTGCATATCGAAGGCTTTTACCAGGAAAATAAATTGAATCTACAATTTTTAAACCACTCAGGTGTACATCATAACACTCAATATAATAGCATTGAGTATTAGCATCAACGCACACTAGAGCCTTCTTATAACGATCATCACTCCAAAATTCAGATAGTGTCTTATTCATCATCGCTCTCCATAATTGCGCCAGTTGCCATCTTATACTTATTTTCAATGAACTTAGCAAAGTCGGTATTGCTGAACATATCCATCCAGAACTTCTTATTATCTACAATATCTCCGGCACGCATGCTTGGCTGACGGACTTCTCCAGTTTCTTTATCAACTGTTGCGTACCATCCAGCCTTTGGCTTAACAATATAACCGCCGTCGAGAGCAACATCAAGGAGACCAGACCAGCGATTAATTCCGCCTTCAAAAGAAACGGTAATTGGAATTTTTGACTTTTCTCTAACATAACGAGACTTCTCCACATTGATTACGAAATGATAACCACTGATACCATCAGCATCCTTTTCTTGCTGACGACCAAGAATCCAGATGTTATCAGATCCATAGTAAGAACCAGTACCACCACCAACGATATCCTTGGGATATAGACCAATTTCCTTGTAGGTATGATTGATTACAACCATAGGAATATCTTTAAGCGATAGATGAGGTGTAATCATACGAAATAACGACTTAAGCTGCTTAGCACGAGTCATATCTGCAACACTCTTACCATCAAGCGCATCCTCAACTTCCTTCTTTGAAGCAAGATTGCCGATAGAGTCAATAACAATCATTATGTGATCAGTACGCCCAAGCTCTTTTAGCTGCTGCATAATATCAAACTTTAACTCTTCGACATCAGTAATAGGTGTATGCACAACAGAATCAAAAGGAATGCCAAACGTTTGAAAATAAGACTGAGGAGTACCAAACTCAGAATCATAAAACAGAACGACACCATCTGAATACTTCTTAAGGAAAGAGGAAGCCATAAGCAAAGCAAATCCAGTTTTGAAGTGCTTTGATGGTCCAGCAAGCATAGTCAATCCAGGAGTAATACCACCGTCAACTGAACCAGACAACGCAACGTTAATCATAGGAACGGATGTAGTAATCATATCCTTCTTAGTAAAAATCTTACTATCAGTAAGAGTATCAGTCAAATCAATTGTAGAATTCTTAATCAAACGATCTTTAAGTGACATTCTTTGCTCCTAATACTTCATCATCAATTGTAAGTATACTATGTTCTTTGGGTGTTGTAAAGCTTTTTATTTGTGCCAGCCCATGGTTAGCTGCAATAAGAAGGAGAACAGCAAGAGGATCAAAAACAGCGACCAGAAGAAGTATGACCAAACGGACTGCCCTTTCCAACTGGTCGTTTTCGGCGCTTGAATAGACCAACTCTGCAATATACTTGAGGGGTCCCACCTCCGCTTCCAACTTTTTGATTCCGGAGGTAAGGGCAACTTTTTCGGTGGTATATGTGGATATATCCCTGACATTTTCTTGTTTCCTTTTGATCAGGCTTTCTCTTGTTTTTCTCTGTTGATCAGCAGCCCTAAGTGAATTGGTAGCCTGACCCTTTTCAGTTAGTTTACTAATAGCAGCATCTATTTGCGCTATCTGTTTATCTAAATCTGCAACTGTTTGCTTAAGGTAATCTATTTTCTGATCTAATACCACAACCTTATCAGCAGATCCAGTATTAATGTTTAATGTTTGTTCAATATGCGCTTTTGATAGAAAACCAAAAATTCCCATACTTGAAATGAACATTAAAATAATAACAGCGCCAGTTAAATAGGACTTCAATAATAATGGGCACGTATCCCAATTCCTGTATAGCCATGAAGCTGTGACCAATTTACCAAGTTCAAGTGTTATACCCATGATTACAACAGCAACGAATGCTGATGAAAAGATAGCGGTAAGTCCTAATATAGAATAGTACGCTGACACCCCAGAGACTGCCAGCGCAACAAATAATGCTACGTAGTTAATCATCCTTTTATAAAATCATCAACTTTTTTAATGAAAGTTTGAATCTTTTCTGCTCTATCTGGCCAAAGAATATATGTTTTCTCAGGATCTTTAGATAGATTAACAAGCAAAGGCATAATCATATTACGCAAACCCATTAGCTTATCTTGAAGATCAAGGGAGTTTTGCTCCATCTGTTTAGTTGTCTGTTGAACAATTTTTGATTGTTCTTCAACCTTCTTCTTTAGTAGTTCTTCGTGCGCCTTTAGTTCTGCTTCTGAAACTAAACTAAAACCAAAATCATCTTCTATCTTCATGAAAAGAAATCCTCTAGTGTTGATCTTTGTTCTGATTCCCAATCAATAATTTCTATAATTGATTTGAGAGGATCTAAGAAACCTTTGTTGAATTGCATATCTCTATCGATATATTGTTCTATTCCTGGTAGGATATCTGCATTAGCAATGACTGAATCCCTCACAGGGTTAGGCATATTTAGATAAACAAACTTTATCTTATCACCATCAGATATAGGTTGAACGTTGCTCATATTCTTTTCTTTAATAATATGATTAAACAACAGAGCAGATTTAACCTGAATAGGTGTTGCCTTCTTATATATGTTAACTGAATCTCTGTAATCCTTTAAACCCTTAACACCTCTTGGGAACGCTATGTCATCAAAAGGCAATGTCATAAACTCTTGACGGAAATCAGCAATAAACTTCTGAAGTGTCAGTTCGTCCTTGTTCATTATAATCTTAAATGATTCTTTAAGTTTCTCTCTACATGCTTTTGGAGTAGAGGAACGTACAGCTTCAATGCCTTGTATCTTAAGTTTTGGTTCAGAGTATTGAACACCTTCAACGTTCCAAGCATTGAGGATATACATCTTCTTTGCTTTCCAGATACCCTTGTTAGCAATAGTCTCACGCTTCATCTGCATCTTCTGTTGATA